TGGCTAACAGATTTTCTAGCGCATTTAATGCGTTAATTGGTAAAGATACAGTAGTTAATAAACTCAATGAGGCTATATTTAGCATCTTTGGTGGTGGATTTACAAGATACGATAACACAAACACAGAGATACTTAATAAAGGTTACGGTGAAAATCCCGATGTTTTTGCTATTATTAATCAGATGGCAACTAAGACCGTATCTATTCCTTATTCCGTAAAAAAAGTTAAAGATCAAAAAGCCAGAAATGAGTTAATGAATCTTTATAAAGCAACTAAAAACAATCTTAGTTATTTGCAGAAGAAAACAAAATTATCTTTACTTACAAAGGCTTATGAAGATGATGAACAGCTTTTCCCAATGGCTGAACCTAATCCCAACCAAACTTGGGGCGATATATTAGCCCTATACAAAACTTATCTTAAAACCACAGGTAATTGCTACTTTTATAAAGTTTGTCCTAAAGATGGGGCTAATGCTGGTGTACCTTTGCAACTTTATGTTTTGCCTGCTGATAAAGTAGAAATAGTCTTAAAAACGGGTGCTATTATGTATGGATTAGAATCCCCAATAGATCACTACATAATCTACAATCTTAAGTCATTTGTTGAATTTTATCCATACGAGATAATACACATTAAAAGACCTAATCCATTCTATGATGAAATGGGTAGACATTTATACGGATTAAGTGAATTATCTGCAGCTTTAAGGAACATACAAACATCAAACGAAGCTATAGATAACAACGCTAAGACAATGAGTAATAGCGGTGTTTTTGGATTTATACATGGTAAAGGAACTCCTTTAAGTGCTGAGCAAGCTATTGGTATAAAGGATAGGATTAAGCAGATGGATAGCGAAAAAGGTAGGTTTGCTAACATATCGGGTTCGAGCGGTGAGTTAGGATTTACACGCATATCATTAACTACAGATGAACTTAAACCTTTTGAATATCTAGCATTTGACAGAAAGACTATTTGCAATGTTTTGATTTGGAGTGATGAATTATTAAACAACGATAGCGGAAGCGGATTAAATAGTACGGACGCTTTAAGAGCAGCGCAAAAAAGAGTTATTAGCGACAATATAATGCCTGATCTTCTTTTATTCTCAGAAGCGTTTAGCAAAGGATTTATACAAAAGTTTAAAGGTTACGAAAAAAGTATAATGGAGTTTGACGCAAGCGAATTACCAGAAATGCAGGAAGATATGGCTTTAATGGTTGATTGGTTAAGTAAATCACCGATAACTCCTAATGAGTTTAGAACAGCATTAAAGTATGAAACATCTGATTTAGAAGGTATGGATAATATATATATGCCGATGAACTTAATGCCTATCGGGGTAGATCAAGTAACCACAGAAGATATTAACAAAGCATTTGAATAAATGATAAACTTATTACATGGTAATTGTTTAGAATTAATGAAGTCAATTCCTAATGGCAGCATAGATGCCATAATTACAGACCCACCATACGGTACAACGGCTTGTAAGTGGGATAGTGTTATTCCTTTTGATTTAATGTGGGAACAGTTAAACAGAATTATAAAGCCTAAAGGTGCAATTGTTTTATTTGGAAGTGAGCCGTTTAGTTCTGCTTTACGAATGAGTAACATTAAGAATTATAAGTATGATTGGATTTGGGAGAAAGAGAGACCAAGTAATTTTGCTTCTGCTAAATATCAGCCTTTACGATACACAGAAAATGTTAGTGTTTTTTACTCAAAAGCTCCGCTTTATATTCCTCAAATGACGGAAGGAAAAAAAAATAATTCTGTAGGCAAGGGTGTAAGAAAAAAAATCAACGAGTCTAATTTACCTAATTCAAAAACAAGCTACCAAAACAATCCAGAAAGCACTTTAAAATATCCTAAAAATATATTAAATTTTCAGCGAGGAGTTTCGCAAGTTCACCCAACACAAAAACCAGTACTTCTTATGGAATATTTAATTAAAACCTATACAAACGAAAAAGAAACGGTCCTGGATTTTACAATGGGAAGCGGAACCACAGGAGTTGCCTGTGTAAATACTAAACGTAATTTTATTGGAATAGAAATGGATGATAATTATTTTGAAATAGCCAAAAAAAGAATAAATTAAATGACAACCGACCAATATAGAAGTAACTATATTAATTTGCAAAACGCATACGAGAAACAAGCGTATCGTATTGTTAAAAAACATTTAAACATAATAATAAAAGGCTTATCTTTAGGCAATATTACAGCAGATAATGCTCAAATGACTGTAGAGTCTACATTTGATAAAAAACACGTTAAAACCATGTATATTGAGTTATACAGGTCAATAGGATTAAAACATGGTGCATTTGTTGTAAGGAATATAGATAGTGACACAAAAGATATAGGGTTAACGTTCTTTGAGGTATTTTTTAATAATTTAATTAATACTGTATTAATTAATAGTATAGGTTCACGTATAACTACGGTTTCTGAAACTATGATTGATGCAATTGTAAAGATAATTAAAGATGCTTATAAGACTGAGGACTTAAACATAATGCAAGTTAGAAAGTTGATTTATGATAAGGTTAGAGATAATAACTTTTATAGATACCAAGCGTTAAGAATAGCAAGAACTGAAACAACTACTATAAGCAACTATGCAACGTTACAAGCTGGTAGAGCAAGTAGGTTAGTAATGACAAAGAAATGGGTATCTATTCAAAGCGAGAGAACGAGAGTAACTCCAGAAGATCAATTCGATCATCTTAACATGAATGATTCAGTAGTTGAATTAGAAGATTTGTTTAATGTTGATGGGAAAGACGGTAATAATCCGATTATGTACCCAGGAGATCAAGAATTAGGAGTAGCAGGAAATATAATTAATTGTAGATGCGCAATGACATTAGTTCCTAAAAGAGATAGTAACGGTAGACCAATAAGAAAAGAGTAATTAATAAATAAATAAATATGAATAACAATTTAATTGTAAGTGGATTATCAGTTACTGGAACTGACTTAGTGGTAACATTACCTGCTGTAGCGGGAAAAGTTCATTACATAACGGGTATTATGATAAACAAGGCTTTATCCGCACCTGTAGCGACTGGAACAGTTGGTAATTTTATTACAGCAACAAATTTAGGTGGTAATTTTAGTTTTAGAAATACAGTTAAGGCTGGTTCTTTAGGCGATGATATTACAGTTCTTAATTTACAACTTGCTCAACCTATTGTTGCTAAAATAGCTGGATTAGCTACAACTTTTACTATACCTACTCAAAGTAACACTATTCACAATGTTGTTATATTTTATGGTTTAGATTATGCCGTATAATAATTAAAATAAAGCAAAATGGATTTTAAGCAATTATCTTACGATTTAAAAGACTTCGACGAAAGCAAAGGAGTTATTAAGGCATACGCAAACGCTTATAATAATACAGATAGCGATGGAGACATTAGTATGTTTGGTTCGTTTGAAAAAACTGTAAAGGAAAATTTTAAGCGAATTAGAGTATTGAAAGATCATAATAGTACAATGATGATTGGTGTACCTTTAGAAATTGATACTATGGACACATACGGACTTATGACTACTTCACAATTCAATATGAAGAAAGATATGAGCCGAGATATGTTTTACGATGTGAAAATGATGTATGACAATAATATGAACGCTGAGCTATCAATCGGTTATCAAGTTATGCAGAGAGATTCTAAGAACAAATCTATGATTACCGAATATAAACTATTTGAATACTCTTTTTTATCCTCACACGCTGCAAACGAGCTTGCAACGGTACAAGACATTAAGGGTATAAATAGTTTTTATGGTATCATGGAAATAGCGCAAAAAGCGTACAATTTAGACTATTCAGACACTCGCTTAAGAGAGTTGGAAACAATATTAAAAGCACTATCTAAAGAGCCGATAGAAACTATCACTTTAAATGAACAGCCGCTTATTTTAGACACGTTAAAATCATTTAAATTTTAAAACACAAACAATGGAAGCATTAGAAAT